TTTTAATTTTTCTATAATGGAAGAAAATACTAAAAAACACCTAGACCAGTTAGGCGACGTAATCGACGCTAAATTGGAAAAGGCGTACGGACAGGCGATTGAAAGCGCCAACGGAAAAGCAGACGAAATGTTAAAGTCTGAAATTTCCAACTTGACTAATAAATTTAACGAACGTTTTGACGCGTTAGAAGTAGCTAATAAAAAGAACTTCGAAGCTGGAAAAAAAGTATCTTTTAAAGGTGCTTTAGCAGAAGCTATTGAAGGCGGTGCTATTGACGCTATGCGTAACGGAATGTCTAAAGCTGCACGTTTTGAAGTAAAAGCAGATATGACTACAGGCGCCGATTTTACTGGCGAAGTTATACCAGCTGACCGCGTACCTGGCTACAAATATGACCCTACGCGTTTGGTTCATATGCGCCAGCTAATCGCGCAAGGTTCTACTGCGTCTGACGTAGTACGCTTCGTAAAAGAAAGCGGCTACTCTAACGGTGCTGCTGCAACTTCTGAAGGTTCAACACTAGGACAGTCTGACTTTGACTTTACAGCGTCTGACGCTAACGTACAGAAAATTGGTACATACTTTAGAATTTCAGAAGAAATGCTAAACGACACGCCACAGCTTACTAGCTACCTTTCAGCACGCGCGCCAGAAAAACTATTAGAAGTAGAAGACAACCAGATTTTAAATGGTACAGGCGTAGCGCCACAGCTAAGCGGTATTATTTCTGATGCTACAGCTTTTGCTGCTGGTGGTTTTGCTAACGCTATTGAAAGCGCTAACGAATTTGACGTACTTACTGTAGCGTTAAACCAATTAGCACTAGCTAACTATGCTGCTGACTACATTATGATTAACCCTACTGACTTCCACAAAATTTTATTACTAAAGTCTTCGCAAAACGAATACTTAGTAAAAGATTGGAACCAAGGGCTACAGCCACGTATTAACGGTGTACCAGTAGTATTAAATACTGCGGTAACTTCTGATAAATACCTAGTAGGTAACTTCGGAATGGGTACTCAGTTATGGGTACGTGATAACGTAGGCGTTGAATTCTTTAAAGAAGACGGCACTAACGTACGCGACGGTTTTGTAACTGTAAGAGTACAGGAACGCGTAGCACTTACTAACTATCTACCTAACGCCTTTGTAACTGGCGACTTTAGCGTAGACAAAGCTGCACTTGAAACACCCTAGTAACTAATTACTAGACACTAAACAAAACCCTGGCTAACCGCTGGGGTTTTTTTATACCCTGTAAAAAAGTTTAAGATTTATTTGTATGTTTAAGATTTATTTGTATATTAGCAGTATAATTTTAATAATATGAAACGAAAAACAGAAAACTTTATTTTTGACTGTATAATATACCTAGCTGCCTTTGGGTTTACGCTAGGGTTTTTACAACTAATGGCGCACGCTGACAAATGGGTAGGGCTATGAAGTATACAAAACCAATACTAGGCTGGGGTTTATTAGCGCTGGGACTGCGCGACCTAGTTATATTTGACGACGTACTAGGTACTTTTTTTATGTTTTTATTAGGAATAAGCGTTTTAAGTTATGACAAACAATAGTATACTACAGGAATTTAAAAACCTAGTAGACCAAGATAGTTTTAATAAGCTACCAGTAACCCAGAAAATACTGGTTATAAAAAAGCTAACAGAAGCAAGCGACGTAATGCGCCGCTATACTGGCGTTAAATAAGTATAGATTTTTTCATAGTTATTTTTTGATTGTTGAAAAGCCGTCCTTTATAGGGCGGTTTTTTTTTGTAGCTTAGTGGAAGCAATTTAAAACAAAGTGGACCGCAACCAGTTAGGCTGTTTAGCAGAATATAAATTTAGCGTAAAAGCTATACAGGAAGGCTTTAATGTATCTATGCCGCTTTTAGATAGCAGCCCATACGACTGTATTATAGAACGCGATTTAAAGCTATATAAGATACAAGTAAAGAACGTAAGCGCCGAACGTAAGTTTAACCGCGACAGCATACACTTAGTTTTAAGGCGCAGTACAGATTTCTACACTAAAGCAGAAGTAGATTTTTTTGCTATTTATTTTACTGTACTAGACGGCTTTTTTATTATACCTAATTATCAACAAAGAAGCGTTAGGTTATCAATACAAGGAAAGTATAAAGACAATTTTAATAACTTTGCTTTAATAGATTTATAATTTCTGTTTTTTTCATTTGTTTCTCTCAGGGCGCTACTGTAAAAAGTGGCGCTTTTTTTTTCGTATTTTTACAGAAATTATTTTTAAGATGCGTCAAATAAAAATTAACAGCACTACAGGAAACGAAATACTAACGGCTAGCGACGTAAAAAACTACGTTAGAATAGACACTAGCGCCGACGACAGTTTAATTACTAGAATGATAACCCAGGCGCGCGAATGGTGCGAAAACTATATAAGCCGCGATATAGTGGCTAAGAATAGAACGTACTATTTAAGCCAGACAGAAGCTATAATAGACATACCCTTTGGTCCTATAGCTAGTATAAGTACAGTAACAGCAGAAGGTAATACAGCCGCGCATACTGTTAAAGGACTAGATAACGAACGTATAGAATTAGACGGCGGAAGCGCTAAAGATGTTAAAATAACTTACGTAACTGCTGGACTAAGCGACGACCTTATAAAGAACGCTATGCTACAATTTATAAGCACGCTATACGATAACCGCAGCGACTATAAAACAGGAACTATAGTACAGGACGTACCAACAGAAACTAAGGCGCTTTTAACTAGTTATAAAACAATGTTTGTATAATGGACGCTGGCAAACTAGATACACAAATAGCCGTAGTAAGGCTAACTAAAAGCCAGGACGAGTTTGGCGGCTTTACTTCTACAGAAGCTGTAGTAGCTACCTACTGGGCTAATTTAACGTATAAAGACGGTAATATAAAAAGCGAAAATGGACAGCGCCAGCACTTTGTAGAAATAGAACTAGTAATGCGTAAAAAAACTGTAGACGAAATACAAGACCAAGACCTAATACAAGTAGAAGGCACTGGACCTAAATACAGAATTAACAGTATATTAGAACACGAACAAGATTTTTATACTACGCTAACAGCTACCAAAATAGACTAATGAACGCTACCAAAATTAAGTAATGAACGCTAAAATAAACCCACAGGACCTAGCTATATTAGACGGTAAGCTAAAACAGCTTAAAAGGTTTGCGCGCCAGGAACTTAGTAACGAAGTAGGTAGAACTGCTAGCGACATAGTAAAGCGTAGTACTAAACGTGTGCCTGTAGACAAAGGCGACCTAAAGCAGTCTGTATATATGGCTAAAAAAGGTAACACCGCAGAAGTAGGCTATAACAAAAAATACGCGTCTTACCAGGAGTTTGGAACTGGGCGCTATATAGATACTAAAGATGCCCAGGCGCTAGGCTTTAGTGCTAGTGAAATAAAACAACTATTTAAAGGCGAAGGTAAGCGCCAAGTAAATATACAGCCGCAGCCTTATTTTTTTCCTAGTGTACGCGAAGGTCTTAAAGGTTTAATGGATAGACTAGACGACAAACTAAAAAAATATATATGAAAGAAGTAATACATAGAGTACGTAAAGCCCTACTGGATAAACTAAACGGTAATGTAACCCTACGCGGTGCTACAGTACCTATTTATAATAGAATACCTAGTAGCGCCACATACCCTTTTATACGTATTTACAGCGTTTCTAACGACGAAGTAGACCAAAACCGTACTAGCTATATAACAGAAACTATAACGCGCTTAGAAGTTATTACACGCTTTTCTGGCGATAGTGGCGGCGAACTAGATAGCAACTTAATAACAGACGCTATACTACAAATAGTACGTACTAGAAGCGCCGACTATATAGACTTAGAAGCAGAAGGTTTTAAAGTATTTACTAGTACTGTAGCTGGTATAAACTATTTAACAGAAGATAGCGACGACTATACGTACTTTAGGACTATTATAGAACTTAGTAACCGTATAGAACAAATACCGCCTACAGGTGGACTACAGGCAGAACTACAAAGCGAACTACAAACATAAATAAAGCAATATGGCTAAAATTACTTTTACAAATAAAACCGACAACAGCACTAGCGCACTAGCAGAAATATACAAAGTAACTGCTGCTAATGTAAACGAAATAAAAACTAGCGTAAACGCCTTATATGATACCCTAGGCGGTTTTGCTTTTTATGAAGACACCGCTACGACAGCTACGCCTATAAACTTAGTAATAGACACCTGGACAGACCTAACAAATAATAAAGCTGGAAGCGGTACGCTAACTACACATAAACCTAGCTACGTTACTGGCGACCTTTGGGACAGCGCTACTAATACTATAGAACTAAGCGAACTACCAGCTGGTAGTGTAGTACTAGTACGTAATGACTACGATATAACAACAGGCAGCGCTAATACTAGAATGGATAGCCGTTTATACTTCCCAGACACTACTAAAAGCGTAGAATTTTCGCACGATACAATAGCTAATAGCGGTACAGAAGTAAGGTATAGTAGAACTACCCAGTTTTTTGTAACTGACGCTATAAAAACTACAGGTGTTAAAATACAAGTTAAAGTAGATAAAAATAACGCCACAGCTAGAGTAGAAGACTTACAAATAACTGTATTAAGTTTTTAATTTTTTATCTTTGCACAATGGAAGTACAAGACTTAAAACTTTACGCTATGAATTTAGGCGCTTTTGCGTTATCTTTAACAGAAATTGAACTGCT